CACAGTGTGCCATATTATGGCAAGGGGGGAAATCGCTCCGACCTATTGTTTAATACCCCCACACATTTTTGTACCACTTTTAGACCAGATGCTACACTTCAAACCAGAGCACATACAGAAGATAGTGCTAAACACTACATGCGGAGACTGTGGGGGACATGTAATGAAAACACTATCATCTGTATGTACTCTACACACGGAGGTACGTGTATGCTACATGAAAGGAGGGGTGTAGGAGCAGTAGGACACTACCCACTATGGTTAGCATCACCTTGCCCTACCATGATACCTAACAACAGCAAGGCACATAGCTAACAACAGTACTACACAGGTACTACACAGTGTATAACAGTCATACTACTACTACACCTGTGTCTAACATAGGTAAATACACTATGTTCAAAGGGGGGGGGGGGGCTTGTTCTCCCCCTAACCTACATACAGTGTCCACTTAAACCCAGATTGTGGATAACTTCCTACTTTCCCTTACAAATCAATGACTTACACACACTGTGTACATCATTGTATAAGCGTACCAAAAGAGTTCAAGTAATTAGGTTTACTAGCCCTTCCTCCTATACCTATACCGTTCATAAAGTCCTCTAAGTCCTTGTCTAACATCTCTTCCCTGTACTTGTCTAGTGCATCTTCTGTACTGACCCCTATGTTCTCAACTATAAACCCTAACGCAAGAGCTAAAGCATCCAACCTATCGTCATGATACAGACTACCTCTATCCCTAGTTATATGAGTTAACTGGTGAATCAAGGAGTAAGGAAGCAGTTTATGATCTTGTACACCCTGTTTAACGTCCCTACTTACTACACTGTAGTCAATAACTAGCCTGTGTTGGTTAAGTAAAGGTTCTACTATGTCAAGTATCCTCATTTCCTTCTGTTTACTTGCTCTTACTTCTTCTACGGAACACGGATGTATACTCTTAAGTATAGGCTTCAGTAACTCACTAAACATACCGTCACCAAAGTTACTCTCCACAACCATAACTTGACACTTGTGCTTCTTGCTTATCTGAGCAAGTCGCATTAAATTTTCGCTTGTGTACCCACCGTGAAACCCATCCACTTCACTAATGTAAATAAGACCATGTAACTGCTTAATAACAGCATAACCTGTCTCATCCTTACCCCTACCACTCGGATCAACAGCCATAATACTGTACTCATACGGAACATACTCTGAGTCGATGTGTGAAGCCCTGTAGAAGCAGTCACCAGTAAACCCTACGTTAGGTATGTCTTCAACGATTAAGTCTCTCCTGCTCCCATACGTTAGCCCTATAGGGGCTTTATGAAGGTCTAAGTCATGTACTATAAAGTCACTACACTTGAGAGGAAACTTATCACTGTCACTAAGCGTAGTATCTAGCTGATACTGTAGCCTAAACCACGACCTACCGATACTAGCTTCACGCTCTACAAGGTCTATATCTGTAAACCTACTATCCGTACACTCTCCTACCTGTACTTTACCTTCTTCTAGGGGCTGACTGATATGAGGAGCAAGAGTACCTTGGTACAACTCTACGTTGTCTGGATACCTAGCAGGATATACTATAGTCCTGAATCCCTTATCTCTCATCTTGTTATAAATACTCTCACCACTCTGAGGAGTACCCAACATAATGATCTGTGCATCACTATTGGTTTGCAAGATAGCATCATACTCAGCAACAGTAGCAAGCAGTTTAGCCCTCATAAGCTCTGTAGCACTGTTTTGTAAGCCTTCCACATCGTCTGATATAAGTATACTCGCACGATTACCCTGTAACTGACTAGTAATACCTAGACTTTTAACACTAGGTTGTACAGTAACTTCACACCCTGTGACATCGAAGGACTTAACACTATTACGCATCTCTGCATCGGGGGTAAGATGCTCCAATAAGGGAAGGTCGAAGATAAGCCTACGTATAAACTGGGCAATAGCTTCTGAGTGACTACCACTCTGGGACACGATAACAACCTTCTCATTTGGATTCCTTAATAACCTCCACGTAACATATGCACCAGTAATATAAGTCTTACCTATACCCCTGAATGCTTCTAACAATAGACGTTTATCCCCTGTCATAAGGGTCTTAGCCATATCTAACTGCAAAGGAGTAGGAGGAGGTAAATTAATACCTCTCCATACATACTTTAGGTACTCTCTGAAGTCATTGACCAATATCTTGATCTCTTTACTCTCCTCCACACTCACGTAGCTATCTCCTACACGTTAAACACATGCACTACACATGTGCTACACATTAAACATATCCATAACATTGCTGTCCTTTAGTTCATCCACTAAACTCATCATTGGCTTACTCTCTACTATGTCAACGGTAATATCATTCTGTTTAAGGAATGTATTAATAGCCGCTAACTCAGTAGGTTTTAAAGGCTCACCACTCTTAAGTAATCCTAAGTAGTAGTGAGTCTGTAAGTCATGTAACGTATTTAGTGAGTCTATACTTGCTTTACTCACTTGTAACTCCTAAGTTAAGAAATAGCCCTACTATCTAAGGTAGTTCTAGTTGCTTGTTTTCATGTCGTAACCATTCACCCACCATTGGTAAGCTATAGATAGGCGTAAACGTATTAAGCAGTAGAGTACGCCCATACACTGTATGGTACATGTCACTGTTACCGTCATGTACATCCATACCAAACGTCTTCAAACTCTTGTATATGTCCTGTATCTTACCTGCAGGAGCACCACCAAACGCACCCATCCAGTGAGACTGTGACCACTCACTGCCTAGTCTACCGCCTGTCAACCCTTGACTAAGCATATTGATACTCAAACTAAGGGGAGCAGACATAGCTCCTTTGTTAGTCGCATTAATAAAGGCATTCTTAACCCCTTCATCGTTCCACTCATACTTCCTTTCGTTAGGGTCTTTCCACCCTGCTTTGACTTCTACTTCTTCCTTAGTCATAGCAAGCATAGTAGAGACTGCGGCACTAAAGGTAACACCTACAATAGTACGAGCATTTCCTTCACTTACACCTCTAGCCAGTAAAGACTCATAGGCTTGAACAGGATAAGCAAGGAACTGAGTAAACATATAATGAATACTATCAGGATTACTCCATATCTCAGGTAAGTGCATCTTGTCACCCGACAGAATGTCCAACTTACTAGCGTTAAACACCATACGCTCAACCATATTAGCCATTTCAGGGTCTAACTTAGTTAAGTCCATCTCTTTAATAGACCCATTCTTGTTTAGCACAAACACATCGTCTTTCATGCTCTGCAACTGCGCTATCTTGTCAACATCAACCTGTAACCTAGTCCACGCTTTCGTGTCACGCTTGCTCATCCCTTTTACTAACTTAGGATTAAAGAACAAGTCAACAATAAGAGTATTAGCAATCGCCATACGGAAAGAAGCAGTAATACTAGTAAGCCCTGTGCCTTTAGCTACTAACTCTGCCGCTCTTTGACTCGTTCTCCCTGCTTTACTTGCTACATCTGCTCCTTCAAGAATGTCCTCTCCATCAATAAAGCGACTAGCCGTACTGTGGTTACTTACATCAAACGCAAAGGACATAAGCTGAAGCTGTCGTGCAAAGGCGGTATTAGGCGGTAAACTCTGTATCAAGTTCTTCATCTGTTTAAATGACATACCCATTGACCTAAGTGCCACATTTAAGCTACCTCTTGCTATTACAGTACTTAACTCTGACTGTAACGCAGTAGCCCAGATGCCCCCACCAAGAGTAGCGAAGTTCATGTTCTGAACAAACACTTTAAACTTGTGACCAATCCCATTAGGATTACTAGGAGTCATCTGAGTGTTCCAAACATGCTTAACACTCTTCTTAGCAAGCTCAAGCTCTGCGTTTGCTTTGATCTTAGCCTGTGCACGGGACATACCTGCGTCTTCAAGTTCTTTTATGACTCTAGGTCGCATTATATTTAACATCTCACTTAACTCACCATCTGTCTCAACCCCTATAGTGCGCTTAGTAGCTAACCTACCAGACTGATAACGCTGTACATTAAGGATGATTGCACGTAAGTCCTTGTGCAACAACGGTAGTATCTTCCCTGTATCCATATCTCTACTACGCCTGAGTGTAAACTGAGACTCCCTACCTGTATCACCTGTCAGTGTGGCATATATCTCTTCAGCTTCTTGACGAGAAGTCTTAAAACCCCCATCTGCACCCTGTCTATCAGTTACATTCTTATGCAACCGTCTAGCTTCCTTCAACCGACTAACTAGCGTAGTGTACTCTTTTAAACTGTTCAGCTTGCTTTCTACACTCGCTTTCTTCCTTGTGCTACGAGTAGTAATGCGCTCAATGCTCTTTCTAACCAAACCTAACCCATGCGCACTGTCTTTAAGTGCCTTACCAACAACAGAGCTATCTATACCTTTAACACCTGATAACGCAGTAACAAGAGCAGTAGGTATGTCCACCTTGTCCTGCGCTTTAATAGCTTTAATTAGTTTAGCTCGGATTGACGTAGCTTGTGATGCCTTTACACCTGTAGCCTTTGCAATTGCTTGATCTAGCTCCTTAAGTGCCTGTTTGTCTTCTGTTTTAAGGGCAAGTTCTACTTCATTCTCTACTTCTTTCTTAAGAGCATTAAGTTCAGTTACTATCTCTTTATGTTCAGCTTCAAATGCGGCTTTATGCTCGGAAAACACCTTATCCCTACTAGCCTTAGCTTTAGCAAGAGCATTGAGTTTACTTTGTATCTTATCACGTACTGTTTTTGTACCCTTCCCTTTACTCTCTGCTTCCGCAAGTCTAGCCCTAAGTACCTCAAGATCATCGTTTAGTTTACTGACTTTACTACTAGATTTGTCTACTGAGTCTGTACCTTGCCTGCCCTTACCACCACTAAGCGCATCCTTAAGCATAGTGATTACATCTTCTTTAGGCATCTTCTTGATAGTGTCAATATCAAAAGACCTGTTAGCGTCAAACTCTTTGTGTGTAGCATTACCTGACGCATCCATGTGCTCACCGTGTGCTTTTATCCAATCGGAGAAATAACCCACACTCTTAGCAAACTCTTGTGGTGGCTCAGTCCCATGCAGTCCACGTTTAGCAACAGTATGTGCATAGACAGCTTCCATGAATTCTAGCTCATCCATACCATTCTGAAGAGTCCTGTGTTCCTGTCTGATACTCTCAATAGCCCTAGTGCCTATACCATGTATCTGTGCTTTAACGTAGTCAGCCCTGTCCTGCACACCCTTAGATTTAGAGATACCACTAACTGATAACAGGTCAGCAAGACCACGTACTAAAGAACTCTTACTAGCACTCATCCTACCAAATATACTACGAAACCCCCAGTGAGTGCGCTCTGGTGCATCACCTATATCCTTTACAACATAAGTAGTGTTACCATCTTTGTCCTTTACACTAGTAAAGAACTTACCACTCTCACCAATCTCCACTCTCTCGCCTTCACCTACAACAGTACGAGCGGAAGCAGGAACAGGGTTATTGTCACCGTCACGTAGCGCAGGGTTAGGATAGTCTACATCTTGGCGAACACCGCTCTTGCCAAACAGTCCGTAAGCCGCTCCTCCTAAAACACCTGCAAACAAAGCTACGTTACGCTTCATTTCTTCATCTTGATGGTACGCACGGTCTTGTATTACACTCTCCTGTGCATACGCTGTACCTGCTGACAACGCACCACCTATGCCTATACGTGCTAGTGCAGACAGCCCACCTGTCATACTTGCGGCTATCATCTCAGGAGCATTAATAGGATCAAGTAACTGTAAAGGAATACCTGCTCCTAGTCTACCCATAAAACTATGGGTGTCTGTGGTTTCTATCATCCTTTGATAGTGATGTGCTCTAGCGAGTGCTTGCCTATATGATGCTCTACTATTGATAGAACCGTCAGCAAGCCCACGACTTAATGGTTCTAAGTTCTTCCACTGACCATCCTTCCAATCCTCCTGTGATAGTTCCCAGTTAGGATCAGATTGGGTTTCTGTGTATAAATCTGGTCGTACTAGTTCTTGTCCAAGGCTATGTTGCACAGTCAATTCAGACTCTAGGTAACCAACACCTTTTCTACTGACGTATGCGTTACGAGCAGTATCATGCCACTGTGCTGTAGGTGCTCTAAGCATAGCACCTGCTATGAAACCTGAATCTGCGTCTCCCGTGATAGGGATAGTTAGCTCATCCTGTCCTGTAGTTGGTGTAGCCATTATAGATTCCTCGCTTTAGTGAGTCCCAATGCTACAGCTTCTTCAACTGATGATATGAACCCTAAGTTAATAAGCAGTTTAGCTACCCTATTGTCCATTCCTCTGGTGTACTTTCCTTTTACAGTCCTTCTACTTTCTCTCACTACAACCCTAAGAGCTTCCTTACTTGGGTTATCCATATAAGCAACACCTGCTTTCATCAGCTTCGTAAAGGTAACACCTGTTTGGTACTTACCGTCTACTACTAATACCTTTAGCCTGTCACTAAGCAACGAGAAGTTACTGTCCTTACTCGCAAGTTCCTGCTCTATATCAGTAGCAACACCACCTACTACTTGTTTAAGCTGTGGTAATGACAGATCACTTAGTGGCTTTTTAAATAGCCTTTGTGCTACTGCGTTGTTACGTACTGTTGCCGCTTTATTACCTGACATATCATTAGCTAACCCGTAAGCGGTAGCATTAGTACCTAAATCAGAATGAGCTACTTCCCCTTCTAAAGAGCCTACTACCCCCATAAACAAATCAGCTACTTTACTATCAGTAGGGGCAGTAAGATTAGGGTCTTGTACGTTCTCAGGTAACTGAGCATTACCTTCAGCAATCAGTTCACTCATTGTAAGCTGACGTTTTGAAGCCTGTGCTCCTGCTATCTTAGTGAGGTTATCAGAAGCAATAGTACTAGCTTCGGGCTTACCTACCCACCCTTGTTGCTGTATAAAGTCTCCTAAGACATCTTCTTCCACAGCAGGTTTATTGACCCATCCTTGTTGCTGTATAAAGTCTCCTAATACATCTTCTTCCATCATATGTCCTCTTTAGTGTCCACCTAACCTAATAGCCTGTGACTGTAGGTCTAGTTGCCTTTTCATTTCTACCTTACCCTTAGCCTGTGCGGTAGCTAACCATAGTTCAGAAACTATGACAGTTAATTCAGTACCGTGAAACTTGACAGTCAGATTGTAACTACCTTCTGAAGCAGTACTATCACTTATGTCTATGCCCTCAATATGCTCACCTAGTAACGTATAATCAGTAAACGCTTTCAGTTGAGCCGCTCTAGCTTCACTTGGTTTTGATACTGTTCCGCTTTGCTGAAAGTAGTCAAACGCCTTTCTACCAAAGCTCTTATCAAACATAGTGTTAGTAAGATCGGTTGTAAGCGTCTTACGTATCTCACTCTGAAGAACACCACTGGGACTATGAGCGTATGCTAAGATTCCCTGCGCTAGTGCGCCTTTGTCTTCTGCTTCCCCTAGTCTCACGCTCCATAAACTTGCATCAATATCAACAGGCACATTTATCTTAGAACCTTCTGGTTGGGCAATAGTAGCCGCTTCCATTGTTAGTTTCTTAGGTGCGTAGTCGTGTACTAAGTTTCTATAGCTATCATTACTACCTGTCATCAGCAAGTAGTTAGCTACTCTAGCTATCCTATCACTGTATACTTTTAACTCTTCACCGTTAAACTGACCATAACCCTTACCTTCTTTAAGCATATATGCTTCTACAGTTTCAGAAGTAACTTGGTTCTTCTTCTTCTTAGCACCTGAATCTTCTATGTTAGCCTGTGAGCCTACTAGGAATTGGGATGCTAGATCAGGAGACTGTAAGTGACCTGCTTGCGATAAGATCATAACATCACCAAGTCCACCGTTTAGTTTAAGGTATGACTTCTTGATTAAGTTCTGTAAAGCAGGTTGTAGGTGAAACTCACCTTGAATATAAGCGTACTCTGTCATCACCTTTGCAAGTGTCTGCGTATCACCTTTGGCAATAGCTTCATCCACTACTGTATTCAGTGGTGCTACGTAGGCATCTATACTTGCTTCTATTCCTTTACTTGCGTCTTTATGAGTTGCTATAGCTTCCATGTGAGGAAACATAGCTTTTGTTTCTGACGTACTCAACACGCCACTACTAGAATTACCCAGAACCTTATTAAGCAAAGCACCACCATGTACACCTAGACTTCCTATTTGATCCTTGTTCATTGTGTCAAAGTTAAGAGGTGCATTAGGGTTGTGTAAGAGTGCTTCCCCTATGTTGTAATCACTTATTGACTTAGTGAGAGCTATAATATTATTGTTAAGTTTTATAACAGAGTCACTCTTAATACTTAGTAACTTAATACCGTTGTCTACCGTAAGTGATCCTGCTACTGCTATCGTCTTAGCTAACTCTTCTATAGGATTAGTACGCTCAAGGGCATCTGACATGTACAATGCACTTATCTGCCTGTCACTTTTACCTTTATGTTCTGCTATTAGTGCGGATAGAGCGTTAGTATACTCATTGGGAGTCGTTACACCTCTCTTTACACTTCTTACGTCATTCGATACTGAATTAAGTTGAGCGACATAAGCAGTTTGATTCTCCTTGACATTAGCAGACCTCCTTGCTAGGACAGCCCCTACACCAAACGCAGTAATAGCATTCCTCTGTTCTGGATTATGTACTATGTTAGCTACTTTCTGGGACATCTCAAGGATGTTATTACCTGATGTCTCAAATACATTCGACACAGCAAGTTGCACCTTAGAGTTGTAAGCATCCTTATACGACTCATTAGTTAGTACTTCAAACTGCGCTTGTGTTTCAGCAGTAAAAGCATTGGAGTAGTAAGAGCTAAACTCCCCTTGCATAGCAATTGCTTCGTGTTGCTTAGAAAGAAGGATAGAAGGAATAGCGTTATTCTCTAACTTACCCTCTTTTTTAAGTGCAAGCTGACGGTTACGTTCCTGTTGTGCAAACAGTTTACCTGCCGCTTTACCATTAATGGCATCTCGTTCTGCCGCTTGTTTAAACTCGTCTGTAGACGCATAAGCATTAGATGCCCCTACAATAGCATCACCAAACGCCTGACCATAGTCCATCACAGGGTCTGTATTACCTGTACCTGTTTGTGATCCACTTACAAACCCAAGGTCTACAAACTTGTTGCCTTTTGCAGACGTTATATCAGGCAGTGCTGTCTCGGTGGCTATAGAAGCATTTAAAGCTCGTTGTTGTGCTTGCTTCATCCTTTTACTCCTGTCGAGTTACCTGTGTTCCATACGTTGTACGCACCTGCGCCTGTTGACATACCTGATGCACCTGCTCCTATTAAAGAGCCTGCCGCAGACAATCCAATCTCTAGGTCTGATTCTTTCTCAGACTGTATTTGAGCTAACATAGTTTGTAGTTTTGCCATCTCGTCTTGTGCTTGTCTAGAAGCCGCATGTATTGACATACCTATTTGCTCCTGTTCAGCTTCGCCTTTGTCTACTATATTACCTTTAGTAACCATCTTCTGAGTCATCAAGTTAGTAAACACAGCTAGTGCGCTTGAACCTGCTACACCAGAGGTTGCTTTCTTTGCTTTGACCTGCGCTTCCGTGCGTAAGTACTGTCGTTCAAGATTAGTAAGCTCTAAACGAGTTACTTGGTTCGTCTCTTGTTGTAAGTTCTGTATATTATTGTAAGTAGTTAGTAAGTTAGACAGTACATCATTCTGCTGTCCTAAGATACCTAACTGTTGTAACTGTGCATTCCTACGTTTCTTCCCTGAACTCATGAGGGACGATGCAGTACTAAACACACCTTGTACTGCTCCTACTGCAAGTCCTGCCTTAGCTCCTCCTGTCATCCCTTTCCCCCTGCGGTACTTGTTGCCTGTGTTTGACCCATATATTTATTCCTCTTATGTTTTGATGATAGCGTTATCTTTACGCTTGTGTACCCACAGATCAGGGATACGAGGGTGTTCTACTCTTTCTACATGGTTTCTAAACATGGTCTTGTTCCTTAATAAGAAGTAAACATCATGCCCTACACTTATCTCGTCTGAGTGCTCTGTAAATAGTTTAAGCAGTGTCATAGGCTTGCCGTCCATCCACAGAATATACTTACCCTTTAACCCTACTATAGGTTCTGCATCACAAACAACCCAACAAGACCCCCTTTCGTAGAATACCTTAGCGTTCATCTCCATCTTGTCCTCCTTTGTTAGTCTTCTTTACTTGTTACGTTACTATCTTTACTGTCTTTAAACACCATACCAATAATACCACTACCTGCAATAGTTGCGGCTACAATCTGGTTCATTAGTTCTGGCTCAATAGTTAAACCAAGACCACCAAAGAACATTATAATTCCTCTGACGGTGCTTGCTTCGCTTAGTCGTTCTAATATGTATTGAAACATATACATCTCCAATTGTTAGTTATGTGTAATACACTCCAAGAATCTCATGAAGTACTACAACTGCTAATGCACTACCAAAGGCACAAAGAGCGGTGTAATAAATGAGGGTCTTAATGTGTTCAATTGCTGTCTTGAAGTTCTCTAAGTTCACGGAGATACCTCTCTACTTTCGCTCGGTCAAGCGGTGTACGTTGTGCGTCAGGTACGCTTTGCAGGTCAAAGAGTTCATCTTCAATAGACCTCATTCGCATATCGACAAATGCTGAGTGCTGTTCGCTCCTCAGTTCTTCTAGTTCATTTGCTGAAGCATATCTACCATCAGCAAACAAAAGAAGACCAACACTCATTGTTACGATACTGACAACGCTACTCATTATTGTGATGAGGGTTATTGCTGACTTTTCCATCCATGTGTTCCTCTACGGTAATATTAATGGGGTTTGAGCATAAAAAAGAGGGTATTATTCCCTCTCGGTGTTATTACTTGCTTAAAATGAGCGACATGGTATCCAAGACCCCCAACGTAGAAAGTACCAACATAATCACAGCACCAAAAGCTGTGTACTTGATTTGTTGAAGACACGCTGAGATGTCCTTGAGTGCCTTAGACAACTCCGTTGCCGTCCTCTTCACTTCTCGTATTTCTTCAGCGTGTTCCGCTTGTTGCCATTCCAGTTTGGTTAGTCGAGTCTCCAAGTAGCACGTTTCTTGTCCTTCGTGTGCTTTCAAGCCTTATTACTCCTAATCTATATTAGTTAATGGAGTACCAAACGACTTACACGTTAAAGCATCTTTTATTTGCCCATCAGCATCTATGGTGTATATCTGATAATTCAATATGTCATCGTCAATCCCAACCCATGTGTCATCTCGTTGCTTTTCGCTACAAGCTCCTGTCGTAGTGTTAACGTATATCATTATGTTTCCTCATTACTGAACAATATGTAGCTTTTTACGTC